GGAGAGGCTGAAGGTGATTGGATTCAACTCTGAGGATGAGGACTTCGCGGAGTGGGCGTGGACCTTATGGCAGCAAAACAGGATGGACTACACGCAGGTGGTGGTGCATACGGAAGCGGTGATGCTTGGTGATAGTTACATCCTCTGTGACTGGGACCAGGAGACTGAGCGGCCGAGGTGGACTCACCAGATGCCTGAGATGATCCTCCCTCACTACAATGAGACGAGCCGTCAGATCGACTGGGTGTCCAAGAAGTGGATATCTCATCCGCACCTAGGAGATGAGCCTGAGACACGGCTGAACCTCTACTACCCGGACCGGGTGGAGAAGTTCAGAGCCAGAGGCGGCGTATGGGCGCCGTTCCAGGATGAGATGGATGAGGAGTGGCCTGTGCCTTGGCTCGACCGTGCCGGCGCACCGTTAGGGATACCGCTCGTCCACTTCCGCAACCGTCCTATGGGTAATGACTTCGGTCAGTCAGAGATTGTGAACGTCATCCCGATGCAGGACCTGCTGAACAAGACTCTGATAGACCTCACGATGATTCTGGACACGCTGGCCTTTCCGCAGCGGTACACCTTGAACGTGAACCACAACTCTTCCAGGCTGGACATCATGCCGGGGTCCGTGGCTGAGTTCCACTCGGAGTATGACGGTGGTCAGGTCGGCCAGTGGCAGGCTGCCACCGTAGATGGGCCTCTGAAGGCGATTGAGAGTCTGGTCCAGCATATTGCCGGCACTACCAGGACTCCGCAGCACCTATTCCAGATTATGGGAGGGGCGCCGTCTGGTGAGGCTCTCAAGACCGCGGAGAGTGGTCTGGTGAATAAGGCACAGCAGCGGATGGTGAACTTTGGCAACGCCTGGGAAGACTGTCTGACTATGGCTCTCAGGATTCAAGCCGCCTTCGGCTCCGCGATCACCGTCATGGAGGACGCTCTTCTTGAGACTACCTGGGACGACCCGGAGACACGGAACGAGCAGTCTCACATGGAAGCACTCAGGATTAAGTCCGAGTTAGGCGTGACCAAGCACCAGATATGGCGTGAGCTTGGCTATTCCCAGGATGAGATAGACCAGATGGATGAGGACGGCGTGAGTGAGTCTGCCCAACAGACCAACATCGGCGCCGAGATCCTCCGAAACTTCAACGCTGGTGAGGTTTAAAGGTAGGAGACGAAGAAGATGGTCAATAAACACGAAGAAGATATTTTTGTAGAATCCAACTCTAGTTCGATGCTCCGTCGCGTATGCCAGATTTGTGATGCTCTTGTCCAGCCAGGTAATGGTGACTTCGCATATGCCCCTTATTATCACTTTTGTTATGAATGTACGAATAAATATCCGCCAGCATTACGGAAGGCTTTGATTGACTCATTCTTCTATGCCGCATGTATTCAAGGATTAGGGATAGTGGAATTTGAGACTGTTCACATCAATGGGGATTGGATTACGTTCATTCCTCACAACCGTGAAATGGGATTTGAAAATCTCCCGTATCCTTTCCCAAGGAGTCTCGATGTGCCGTTAGCTAATATCCTCTGGATAGCAGATGCTCCGAATGGTAGCTGATAATGTCTGGACCTTCTGACGCACAGAAGACCGTGGAAGCGTTCCGTGGCCGGATGAACACGCTTGATGACCGCCTGGCTTCATCCATGATGCGGTCCTATGCGCCGGTCTATAAGCAGCTGACCAAAGAGATGGAGGATCTGGTCAGGAAAGGTGCTGCAAGGAACTTGAAGCCGTGGGAGATTATGAGGTCCAAGCGGCTGAAGGATATCGAGCGTCAGTTCCTCTCCCGGATGGATGAGTTCGCCATTGCCGGCGGTGACTTGATTACCAACGGTCAGAGGACTGCGGTCGGCCTTGCCAGGAGTGGTGCCGGAGAGACAGTGGCTTCAGCGTTACCCAACGGCGTGACGATGGATAACCTGGCGAATATCGGCCTGGAGTGGAACCGCCTACCAGATGATGCGTTCTCTAACTTTGTCGGCATGGCAGCTGACGGCAAGCCAGTAGGCCGGCTTCTGAAACCACTTGGAGCGGAAGCCGCACAAGAAATCAGAGGCGCGATCGGTACCGGCATTGCGATGGGTAAAGGTCCAAGAGCCACCGCCAGGCTGATCGAGACGGCGGCTGGTATGCCACTGACCAGGGCTTTACTTATTACCCGGACCGAGACTAACCGTGCCTTCCGGGAAGCCTCACGGCTGGAATACGCCAGCTCACCGGTAGTGAAAGGCTACAGGCGCATGGCAGCCAAAACGGAACGGACGTGCATGGCCTGCATCGCGCTGGACGGGACGCTCTATGACCTTAATGAGCCTCTGAATGAGCATCCGAACGGCAGATGCACCATGGTCCCGGAGGTCCTGGATTATGCGGACCTTGGCCTGGACGTGCCGCGTCAGGCGCCGCCAGAGGACGCAAGGGATTGGCTGGGCCGGCAAAACGAGAGAGTGCAGCGGAAGATACTTGGTGACACCCGGCTGAAAGCCTGGAAGCAAGGTGAGATACAACTGAACCAGTTGGCGACCGTCAGGACCAGCAAGGTCTGGGGTGATGCGGCGGTCATTCGACCCGTCAAAGACCTTGGCCTTGGCAAAGGAGGTCCAGGCGGTGTAGCACCACCTAAACCGCCACCACGGCCCAGACGGACCAGACGGCCTCGCAAGGCAGCACCAGAGGTGACCGTCCCAGAGCCGCTGCCGCTACCGGATGAGCTGATCGACCCGAAGACTGGAGAGAAAATCCGTGGAACCAGGACCACGCCGCCAGAACCAAGATTGCCTCGCGGTTGGGAAGGTGACCCGGAGGACTTTTTTGATGTAGTCCCGGACGCTGATGCTCTTCGGTTCGATCCTAGATATCGCGGCAATGTCCCGGTTCAGATGAGCGGATATGTCCGTGAGCAGGAAGCCTGGGCCAGAGCCGTAGGTGGTGTGATCGAGGCTGATTATCAGGGGATGTCGATCAGAGCGGCTCAACAGGCGAACAAAGGCATAGAAGCCACCATAGTGCGGAACCGCTGGCGACCTCTAGATAAGATTACGACCAAGGCTCTCCCTGAAGAGCCGTTCAGTTCTGGCACATATGCCTATCAAGGCGGCAATTCCGTCCATATCAACCCCGTATCAGCAAGCATTGGGCCGTACCAACCTGGCACGGCTCGTGGTTGGACCAGGAAAATCCTGGCAGATAATGAAATGGCGGTCACGGACGTGCAAGCGGCCGGCAAAGCCATAGCACGGCTCGGTCCTGAGATCGAGCAGATGAAGAAGGACCTGGCTGAACATATAAGCAAATTTGGTGGCTCGGGCCGCCTGCCAGAAACCGTCCGGGGTGTTCCAACTGGACGGACGCTTAATGTCCCAGAATATAAATCCTACATCCAGAACCTGGAAGACGCGATCGCCACGCATGAAGCCACACTGGCAACAAAGGCTGCCCAGAGGTTCCACCCCACTCTTGGTGAAGAAGGTCTGAAAGAGATTGTCACGCATGAGATAGGTCACTACGCACACAGGCGGTGGAGTTTCTCCGAGAGTCGGGGAGTTAATCTGTTATATCCAGGCAATCAAACGGCTATTCAGAAAGCGGCTCGTGAACACGCAGCCAATATCAGTGAATATGCGTTGAAGAATGAGCTGGAGCATTTCGCCGAAGCCTTCAATGAACACGTCTGGTTAGGTGGCGCCAGAAATAGCAAAGAGGTCACCGCCTTCATCGAGGACGTGATGAAAGTCAATACTGATTTTGCCGGCATAGATAGTTTCAATCTCCACCAACTGGCAGGAAAGAAGAAATGATGAGAACCGGTATCTCCAGCCAGTGCATCTCATGCTTCTGGTACATCGGAGACATAGGCACAGACCTGGCGTGTATGGCATTTCCGAAAGGCATCCCGGACGGGATTTTTGTTGGGACCATTGACCACCGGTTGCCGCATCCTGGTGACCACGGTCGGCGTTGGCAGATGAATCCAGCCTATCAGGCAATCTTAAATCAAGAGGAGATCGAAGATGCAAGCAGAACTTAACGGCGAAATCAAGCCGGTCCTACGGCATAGGCGTGGTGTCATATGGTGTCCACACTGTGACAGAAGCTGCCAGGACCTAGGCGGTGAACAATACTGTGACGGTTGCAATGCCAAATTCATTGATGATGCATCATCTGTCCAAGCACCAACACGGCGCAACCGCAGGACCGAGGTAGCCGAGGAAGAGCCGATAGAGTTGGAAGATGCCACCATCCTGGTCACTGAAGAAGCATCTGAGTAGAGATGGAGTGTTACAGGTGCGAATCCTCTGAGCTGGTCCTGGCGCCTCTGTGGCCTTACGAGCGGAGGATCTACAAACAGTCAGGGATTGTCATGCGTCAGTGCATGGATTGCGGATTGGAGCAGAACCATTCCGGGCATGATGAGCCGCTCTCACCAGAACAAGCAGCGGAAGAAGCACCGGCGCACTCATAATTCTACTCATAAAAAGGAGCGGAAATATGCCAGAAAAAGGCAAGAGCAAGAAGATGCCTGGCGGCTACAAGCCGAAAGGACGAGTGAAGAACGGGCCACCAAAAGACAGAAGACTGCGGAAGAATAAGTCCAAAGGATTCTCCTAGCACGACTTTATCTTTTCTGATAGACCGATATCACCGCAACCCAGCGGGTATAAAAAGGGGGACCTAGATGGTCACAGAGAATACGGGACCTACGGAAGACCTGGCGCAGACCGAACCAGCCGAAGTCGATCAGACGACGGCGGAGCAGACTCCGGCCACGGATAACTTGCAGTTCACTTCAGAGCAGCAAGCCTATATCGACCGGATAAACTCAAAGACCCGCCGGGATGAGCGCAACAAATTCAAGGACTATAACGACTTGAAGGCCCGCGCAGCCCGTGCGGATGAACTAGAGCAGGCACAACTGACTGAAGCAGAGAAGATGGAAGCCAGGGCGATCGAGGCTGAGAAGAAGGTCACGGACGCCCAGGCACAGATCGCGGATGCGATGATAGCTTCTCAGGTTAAGGTCCGTGCCTCACAGATGGGCGTGGTCGACCCGGATGCGGCGTTCGTGCTTCTGGACCGGACAAATGTCCAGTATGTAGACGGAGCCGTGACCGGAGTCGATGATGCCATAGCCAGTCTTCTTGAGGATAAGCCGTATTTAAGGGGAACAAATCGGACGCCGAATATCAACCCTGAATCTGGACAACCGGTCCAGGCCGTGCGCCTCACGCCTTTACAACTAGAGGCAGCGCAGATGATGGGTCTGACGGCTGAAGAGTACGCTCAAGGACTCTAACTTCTGAACCGGGGATAGAACCCGTAAGGAGAAATCATGGCAGCAAATGGATTTGAATGGCGTTACAACGTCAGCGGCGGCCGGCCGCTGATTCTCAAGTTCTTGATGAAGGACTCGGAGACTTTCACCCGCGGAGATATGTTGAATCTGGAATCTGGAGAGGTCGATCTGATGGTGACCACTGACCTGGCCGCCGTCGGCGTCTTCGTAGGACCGGATGACCCGGATGACGCAACAGACGGGCAGCCAGGTGTCGTAGCTGGTACGGACTCCACCACACTGGTGCAGGTCATAGCCAATCCTGACGCGGTCTACGCAGACCCCAATGACACCAACGCACGGCTGGCCGGAGCATTGCTGGATATCTCTGGCACAACTGGAGCGCAGACCATAGCATCTGCGTCCAACAATGAATTCGTGGTGGTCGAGAGAAAGAGGCAATCGTCTGATGAGACGAGAGTCCAATTCACGGCTCCCACTCACTATCTTTCGAAGGTTCAATAGGAGATAGCAGATGCCTTTAACGAGTGGCAATTTTGCGGACCTGTTGGCTCCGCCTCTGGTCAGGGCTTTCAACCTTGCCATGGGCCGGCCGCAGCCGATGATCGACATGCTCTTCAAGGTTGAAAGTTCAACCCGTTATGAAGAGCAATACCAGGGACTCGGAGCGCAAGGCTTGGTCCCGCCTTTTGATGGGACCGTGCCTTATACGGACTTCGATGCTGGTTACCGGGTGGACATCCGTAATTACGAGTTCGCGCAAGGTCTTCAGATCGAGCGCAGGCTTGTGGATGACCAGCAAGGCAACCAAATCACTGGACGCGCCCAGAACATGGCGGATGCTTTCGGAATCACGCAAGAGACCGACGCAGCCAACATCTTCATCAACGGGTTCACGGACTCCGGGACCAACCGCATGGGTGCCAGCACCAACGGCGCCGACGGCGTGGCTCTCTTGAGTGCGGCTCATCCTTATAGCCCGGCAGATACCGGGACAACTCAAGCCAACGAAGGGACCTTGGCTCTGACGATCGACAACCTTGATACGACCCGTCAGAACATGCGGAACTTCACTGATGACGCAGGTCAGCTTATGGGCATCAACCCGGACATGCTCCTTGTGCCACCAGAACTT